GTTGGTGTGTCCTTTGATTACACTAATTTTGATAAAAGAATCGATCCCAACATTGTCTATTCTTTTTTTGACTTGATTAATAAATGGTATGATGACGGAAACGACGTTGTTAGAATGTGTTTGGCAGAGTGTCACGTACATCGCTTAACCTTAGTGATGGATCTATTTTATCGAGTTCACTGGGGACAACCTTCGGGAGGATATCTTACCACTCTCATTAATAGTTTTACTAATGCTGTTTATGTACGCTATTGTTTTGGCAGCTCTTGCAAGCGTAAACAATTAAAACTCGATGCATACAACTTTTCTCAATTTTTTATTGACCGCAATTACGGGGATGATGGATGCTTGGTTGGCATGGACAAAGATTTTGATCGCATATTCTCTTTGGAAGATTTCAGTTTTGAGCTGGATAAAGCTAATTTAGCGGTAACCAGTGCTGATGATAAAAAAGATGGAATACAACTTGTTCCTTTAACTGACTTATGTTTCCTCAAAAGAGGTTTTAGGCACGAATATGGAATGGCTTTGCCTTTTATTAAATTTGAATCCATAATAGAAATGTTTAATTATTACAGTAAAAGAACAAATGAAAAGGAAACGGTTTTTGCAAATTATTTGGCCGCCACCATTTACCTGTGTACTTACCCTGAGCACGAATACATGTATTGGGAAAAGCGCATTCGCAACATTATAGAAGAAAACTATGATGGGTTATGCGAATTTCGAAGTAGAAGATCATTACTTCGAGAATTTTATTTTTAAATTTCTAAAGAATTATAGTTTGATTTCTGATCTAGCGTTGCTAATTGACGAAACCATTCTTTTTCCTAAATAATTGCCAATAAAATAAATTGAAATACTTGCTAAAATGTGAGTGAAAAGTTTATTGGAGGATATTCTAACGATGTTAATTGTGTCTTTCAATAAGGTTCAAAATTTTTATTAGTTTGAAATTAGTTTTTTGAACTAAAAAGTTCTACAATTTATTCTTCTTTGATCCGTAAGAATAATAGGACTTTAATTTAAG